AATTACAGACTAAAACGACCGTAAAGCGCGTGTCGCTCTTAAGCGCAATTTGCTCCATAAACTCTAACCTTTTAAAGTGTCTTTTGACCGTTGCTGGTGACACTCCCAGCGCCTCAGCGGCTCGCCGGTAAGTGGTTATAAACTCCCCTGGTTGCACCTCAATTCCAACCCGCATTTTAACCGGTTTCCAGACTGCCCTGCATAGAATCCATAGCCACGTTTTGAGTAAATGCGGATCCTCAAATACTTGGCTGTTTTCTATTTGTCGGTGTAACTTAATGAATCCGTTCATTTTCGCCCATCCTTTGTAATATGATCTCACCAATGAATTGCGCAACCTGCGGGACTACCGCTACCCGCAAATAATGATCCAACTGTATACATTTTTTACATCCCTATAAAAAACCCCTAGCCGGAAACACTCCGGCCAGGGGATCCCAAATAAATCGTTGCGTCGAGAGTCTGCGCAACGATTAACCCCGGCGGCTAAATGCTGCCGGAATATTTCCAAAAGTTTACTTCGGCCGTCCATTCTTCCGTTTTAAAGTATGGGTGATCTATTAACGGCGTTGCGTTATTAATCAACGCCGTGTGATCAAAATCGGGCCGTATCTCAATATCATATTCAAACGCAAGTAAATCATCAATTTCGGTTGTCGTTACGATTTGGGTACCCTGTAATTCGTAACGCTGGTATAGCTGTAACTGCGTTTCCTGGTGAATATAATTCTTAGGGGGATTATCTAAATACTTACTGTACGGAACATCGGCCGCTAACCCCCAGCATTCTAACCACCAGATGTAATGTTTATACAAACCGTGTTTTCTGGCGTATGGCTCCCGGATTATAAATATTACGGTGTAGCCGTCATGCTCCCAACCCTGATGAATTGCCCCGTAATGGTGATCTATCCCGCCGTCGGGGTCTGGGCCATTAACCCAGATACCGCCAATGTCAGCCTTGCATAATATCCGATGTAATGCCCCGCTTCCCGTGTGCGGTGGCGTCACGATTACAAGTTTTTCGCGTTCTAATAAAATCATTTTATTGCTCCTCAACAATAGATTAAAATGGCATATCGTCCGGTAGTTCCGATTCAGTCTTTGCCGTTGCTTTAAACGTTTTTAAGGCGTCTTTTACATCGTCCGTACTGGTTTCGTATTCTAGATATTTAAAAACGCTGTTGCGCATTGTGCCGGTCTTATCCTCATATTGCCCTAGCTTTACTTTGCCGGCCTTATCTAGGCAATCAGCGGCCATTAATACTTCCGCTTCGTACTGTTTCACCAGGCCAACCGCATAGGCAAATTGCCGGATCTTCCAACTTTTAGACGGTGATAACCATTGGTTCAAAAATACTACCCCGCCGGCGTGGTAGATCCGTAGATTCAACTGTATTTGTTCTTCCCCATCGTTGAATTTACTAACCGTATCTTCGGCCGTTACTACCTCAAAATCGTATTCGCCAACTGGTAATATTCCTGTTCTTGCGTCCTCTGCTTTGAATTCCATTTGATCTTCACTCCGTGTAGATAACATAGTTTTGTTAAAGTTTCCCATCCAAGTTTAACGCCGGCATAATGCCAAACGATAATGCGTATTTGTTTTAATGTCTTACCGTTTAACGCTTCGCCCAGTTCATAAATTTGGGTTGAGGCTTTGCAAACGTCTATCATTTTTCGCGTTGATTTCATGCCAACCGCCCCTCCGCATACTCTATACATTTGCTCATAACGTCCGGCGGTAATAACTCCACCGATTCCACACCGGCCTTTTCGCACCACTTATCAATTGTTGTTGTGGGGATCCCAGCTTCACGGCAAATCATTATTAGATTGCTGGCCTGTTCCGGTGTTGATATTTCACACGTTACCTCGTGATCTGCGTTTATTAGCTTTTTTCCATAACGCTCCGCGAAATCTTTGTAATCGAGTTCAAACCGTTCACCCTCCACAAATCCCAATAACCGGCTTTTGCGTACTCGGCCTTTGCGGCTCTTGCCCTCTTTTAAAACCTCAATCCATAAATCAAGCTCATAATCTAGGGTTTTATAGCCTTCGTACGTTGTATCAATCACGGATTGCTGGCCGGTTGAGTCCTTACCCCATTTATCGGCCTCATGGCAAATATAGATTACGTTCATGTCTAGCTTATCAATCCATCGGATCAGTTGCCGCGTAGGCCGGTTTGCTTCTCTTTTATCCCTGCCGAATTCGTTACCGATTGCCTTACCATTTACCACGCGCACTTCTGCAGCAGCCGCTTCCATGGCGTATAACTTTGTAAATGAATCTATTACAACGGTTTTGTATTCATGATCCACCGTTGCCAGCGTAATGATTTCATCAATTACCGTTTGATAATCCTGAGATCCTTCATCATGCCCCAGGTAAACACCGTTGCCCTTCTTTAGCTTCTGGGCGTAGTGTTCACGCTCGGCCGACCCTTCAACGTCGATATAGTAGCAATTCGGGAAATCTAGCGCAAAGTAGGTTTTTCCAACTCCGGCCCGCCCGCTTAGAATAATCTTAGCGCGTTTGTCTTTGCCTACTGGCGGTTTAGCTTTTAATTTTCGCATTGTCTAAGTCCCTCTGATAAACTTCGTTTCGTAAAATCTTAACGTTTCTCGGTGCGTCAAAACTTAGCACTACGCTAGACGCCTTTAGTTTTTTAATGGTGATGATAATATCATCACCAATCATTATTTGGTTTCCTAGTCTCCTGGTTAATGCTAATGGCATTATGGGGCCTCCTCATCAAAGATATTGTAAAAAGTTTCCTGCGGTTCATTGGTTTTAACTGCGTATTTGGCAAACCAACCCATAGACAAATTTAAATCATCTTCAGGCACATCGTAGATAAGTGGCCGCGCCTCGAATATATGCGAACTTCCTAAAATATCATACTTAACAGCGCCGCCGTAAAACGTTACGCTATGGCCGCTAAAACTCGCCGCAATATAATAGTTAGGTTTCTCAACGCTTAACCGCCAATGTGAAACGCGTAAACCAGGGGTATCTATCCCGCCTTGGTCTAATAGATATTTAGGGACGATGACAACCGGCGTTAATCCAACGTCTTTTAAATCTAAAACGCAATCAATATCGTTATCGTCTAGATAATTTGGGTCATGCCATAAGTGTTCATCGTTGCACCATTTAGAAAACGCCCAGCCGCAAACGCAATCCAATAGAATGGTTGCGTAATCATTTTGGCGGCCTACGTAGTTGGCCTGATAATCCTGCGCGTGTAATTTTGCGTAGGTATCCGCGTCTTTTCTTACTTGCTTCGGTACTCTTACCGTTACCCAGCGTGGGCTATCTGTAAATGCAAACATCCCGTTTGCCTCCTCTGATAAATTTAACTTCGTTTAAAACTTCGTGGGTGGTAGCTTAATATATTTAATCGGCATAGTGCAAGCGCAAAATCAACTATTTTTTTAACAGATACAAAACCACTGACGATAGCGCGCCAATGATCGCCGTTACCGCAGTTCTAAACGCCCATTGTGTAGAACTTTTAACGTCCTCCAATTCCGTTTCTGCAACGGACATACGAACATCCAAACCAGGTTTGCCATTGCCCCGGTGCAATTTGCAAATCGGCTGTAATTCGGTTAATACCTGCTCGACCTTAATTTCGATCCGTTGCAGGTTTTCCCGTAAATCTTTTATATCGTCAGTCACTATCTGGCGTTTCCTTCTTAGCAACTGGGCGCAAACTATCGCCAACAATAAGCCCCGTAATGATTACAACCAGTTTGTTTAATAGCTCTTCGCTAACTAGCGGCTCGGATAGTTGCGCGTTCACTGTCGCAAATAAAATAGACAACACTGCCACAATAGTACGCTTGCTTTTAAACGCTGCAATAATTTCTTTGAACATCACTCGCCCCCTGGTAAAAAACCTTTGATTATATTTAAGGCGCTACTGCCGGCGCCGCTGGACAAAACGAAATAGGCACCTAGCCCAATGGCGATAAGCAGTACTAGCCATTTACGTTTTTCGGCCTTTGCTTTACTCAATTCGGCCTTGGCTAAAATTATATCAACTTTTCCGGCTTGCTTCGATTCCTTTTTAGAATCTGCCGGTACCATTTCTAACTTACCGTCAGCGTTTCTTATTCGCTTTTTGCGTCCCATTTAATAAACCTCCCCGTTTTCCGTACAAATCACCCAGGCCCCTGTTAGTTTCGCTATTTCACTAGATTGTATTGGGCATGACTCCACAAACCAATCTAACCCCAGTTTGCTAAATTCGGCGGCCTTGTATTCACTGACTGCTTGCGGTTTCATTCTGTCCGAATTGCTGCCAGGAAACATTATCAACCGTTTGCAGCGGATCCCGTAACGCTTTAGCCATGTTTCGGTTACGGCCCTATCTCCCTCGAGTCGTCCCGTAATGATCGCGGGTAATTCTGCCCGCCTTGGTAGGTTGTACGGTTTCGCGGTTTCTAGCGGTTTAGACATTGGCATGTCATGACATAGTACGCCGTCCATATCAAACGCCATACGGGAAACGTAGCCGCTATTAAACAGATTCCATTGCAACAAATGCGGCAATTCTAATTCTGCGCCGTATAGATCCGGTTTAGTTTCTGCCCTGGGGTTTACATATATAGCCGCTGTTATCCCGCGGAATTCTTGCAGTCGATTAATAGCCGCGCCGGTTGCTACCGTATCATCGACAAACAAAAACCGCGACGGCTCCGGGGTTGCATTCATGCGGTCACCGTGGCCGATATTGGTTACATAACGTTTTTTGTCGATGCTATATAATGGTAAATGCAAATGGGCCGCTATTACGCTAGCGGGAATCATGCCGGATCGTGGCACCGCGCAAACGGCGTCTATCTCCGGTGGTACCTGGTCGCAAAATCTAACGGCCTGGTGTACTAGTTCTACGGTTGGAATCAACCTAGCGTTTTTAAACGCTGGCGTTGCAAACTTCTTATTTAATGTACCCTGGCGGCTCTTGCAGCCGCCGCACTGTTTAATACCTATAGCCGATGTAAAACGCGCTACGGAATCCCCGAGGCCCTTTGATAACCCACAATTGCGGTAACTTACTTTCTTTTTCTTATGTCCGCAGTTTACGCAAACCACGCCGCCATCTGTCCGGTTTTCCCATATGCACTTCATATTTCCGTAGCCTCAACTGTTGCCGCTCCGCCAGAATTGCACCAATCAGAAAAGCTCGTCGATGCCGATAGGCTACCATATGTAACGGATAGCGTACCAATATCGTTTACTGCTGAGAAGCTTTCGGTGCCATCCAACAAACATATACTAGGGTTTTCTGATGGTATATATTTGAAATATAGATCATGGCATTTGGTCACGGAATTACCACGGGTAACGGGGTTTCCGTCCGCGTCTAGTACCGTTTCAAATATTCTTACTTCCATCTCATAAATAAGATGTAGCCGCCATTCGTCACTCTCAACCGCACCTGTGAGAATAGGGTATTTGTTTAATTGTAAACCCCGCCAACCCCAATACTTATAAATTGTATACCCTGTCGGCTCGTCCTCTACGGTGGTGCTGCAATCGCGCGGCCCGTGGTAATCTGTAAAGACTATCCCCCATGTGCATACGTCCTTACTGGCGTCTAAGTTATCCGGCGCCGCTTCGCCCAGGTTTGTGCATAGACTGTTCCAAACATCGAAACACTGTAGCGTAAACGTTTCGTTTATAAAATCACAATTAACGCAATCGGTCGAATCTGTAAACCCGCTTACAGTTGCGTCGAATTCACCCGTGTAAAATGCACCCGGGAAAATATCGCTGCAATTATCGCAACATTCGCTCGGAGGTGGTGCCGCTGTGCAACATTCGGGGACGTCTGACGCTAAATGGCATATTGACGTTTTATAAATTTGCTGGTGTTTGTCGTAAATCCCATGGCCCGCCACCGTACAACCTGCATCGCCCACCTCTGACTCACTCGCAAACCGCGTGATCCAACCCAATTTACCGCCGTTAATCGGGGTAAATCTATAGGCAGCGGTTTCGTGTGAATTTCCGATTAATCCAAGATTCAATTGCACAAGATCTTCGCCCACTGTGCGCCGCTTGACGGTTATTTCTATAAATACATCAACCTGATTGGCACCGCCGCCCAGATTAATAGTAGCCGCGCTCGCAAACGGATCAACCAATTGGATCGTACCCGCTACGTTTTCCCATAGCCGTATTAAAAATATTCTGTCGGGGTTGCCTGGGGATGTAGTAAAATCCGGTTCATATTTTATCTCAAGCGCTAGCCAATTATCGGTGTCTTCATAATCGAAACAAAACCATAGCGCGTTGTTTTCGTCGCCGGTGCAGGTTTCGCACTTCATAAAAGACATCAACGTATACCATTGGAATTGGTCCAGTGGATTTATAAGAATAGCGCGGTTTGCATTTTCGCCGGCGCTCTGGATACCTTTGATATATGTATCGGGTGAATATTTAAGTCCGCTTCTAGTGTCCGTTGTCGCTATACAATCACTTAGCCCCGAATTGCAAACGTCCCTTTGATATGTCCAATTTTCAACGTCATCAAATACACCAGATAAATTAAACGCCCCGCCCTGTACGGGAAACGCGCCCCCAGTTGCGTGGTCGTCTGGGAAATTTTCCGCGATAAATTCACAATATCGGGATTCGTAAACCAAGCAGCAATTACAATTGCAACCAGTAGAGAATATTGAGATAGGCATATTTTAGCATTCTGCAAAATCAATAAACCAGTTTTCCGCTAGTGCGTGTTTTTTCAGCATTACATAACTAGCAACGCCAATGGCTACATTTGCAATATTATACCCGGTTATTGTTTCGCCGGTATCCGTTAAAACGCCCGCCAATAAATAGTAAACTTTTATTGTGGCGCTACCCGCTGTTGTTCCGCTTCTGCCTGGTACACCGTTTAGAGCATAACCTATCATTGTTTGTATTTCAGCACTGGGTAACCATAACCCGCTACGGAAATTACGCGAAACCCTGATATAAGAATCTACCGTGATTGGTATCAATGATTCATTATGGATTACAATGTTTCGGTTTGTTGGGTCCGCTCCATAGCTGGCAACTTCCGTTGCATCTTTATAACTTGCTTCGTCGTCTTCCGTGTCGTAATCAACATCAATATTTTGAACATCCGCTTTACCTTTACCCAGCGTAGCCTCTACCCTCGGTGTAATTTCCTCAGTGACCTTTACAAACGCGTGATCTTCACGGCCGCCAATTAAACCGATATTGGAAACCATCGATTCTAGCCGGCGTACCCTGTTTTTCAGCGTGGCATGATCTAGGCGCAGTTTTTTGACCGCTTCGGCAGTAAGTAAAAACCCGTTAGGCATTATTGCTCGTTATCTCAGTAGGGCCGCCCGTAATGTTTAACGTTCCAATTGTAACTAAATCGGGATCATAAACGACGCTGCCACCTGGTTTAAGATTTAACGTTGTAATCGTCCTGGCTAGCCCGCTGCGGTATAGATCCAATTTGCCACCCTCAACATTGGCCGTTGAAATTGTCCCCGTCCCATTATGTGTATGGGATCCGTTAAACAAACTCAAGGTAGTTACCGCGCCCGCTTCTGCCATCGTTACATTGCCATTATATATTTTTAACGTTGTCACGCTTGCCTGTGAGTTTAGTTGCCCGCCGTAGACTGTGACATTAGTTAAAGTGCATCCATCGCCCGCAACGATACTTCCGCCATTGGCGCTTATCGTTGTTACCGTTGCAGTTTCCCCGGCTTTTGATGCTATGCCAACCCGGCCCGTTATAACGTTAACTTCGTCTATGGCGGAGCCCTTTAAATATAAGCCGCTCTTGCCCGTAGGCGCTGCCGCCGTCCCATCTACCCGAATATCTATGGCCGAAGTTGAAACGTCTATATAGGATTCCCCGGACCCTTTAAAATCAACATCAGTACACACTATTTGCAAATAGGCTATTTTAGTTCCTATCTTGCCCGTGTAGCCTGATTCAACGATTAATTTACCGTAGGCGACTACGCCTAGATCTAATCCCGCAGTCAAATCAACATTGTAATCCGCTACGAAAAATATATTATCAGAGGCAACCGGTGCCGATCCGCTCAACCAATTACCCGCCACGCTCCAATCACCAGAAGTTGCCCCGGTAAAAATCTTATCAGCCATTGTTCGTAAACTCCATTTTTAAACCGTGAAAATTTGAAATACCGGCGGCCCTAAAATCAATTTCAGGATATACCGCATAACGTAAATAAGTAGCCGCGTGCGTTTCTAGGTCTAGCAGTTTGCCCTGGCCATCTAATAAAACCGGCTCAGATATTTGATTCCCGGTTACGTCTAGAATGTTATTTTTTGACGGCGCGCCCTCCGATACCGTTTCATTAGAATTGACGCAATAACCCCTATCCAATATATCCAAACGCCAGCCAAATAGTAAATCTGCGAGATATTCTATTTCTATCCGCCAGTACGCTACGCCGTTTTTGAATCGTCTTTGTGTATTGAATCCCATAAAACGCAATGTATACGGCGGGAAGTCCTCGGTAAAACCGAAATGCCAACCCCTGAATTCGCCAACGTCTAAATTTACCCGTTGGCCATTAACAGAATTTACCAATTCCCCTAATCGCCCTGGGTATTGGTCGCAATTCATGCCCGCAGTGATTCGGATTTGATTGTATGCGATTTCTGGCGGTGGATCGAATGGGGTATAGACTGAGTTTGTAATCGGTACGCCGTTGACAATTCTGCCTAGGTTGTCGCCGTTTGCCTGCTCTACGCCGGTGCTTCCTGGCCGGAATCCTTCGGTACTGAAATAACCATCATCATTTACGTCAATGTTTCCGATAGGCAAATCTATTTGCCCAATGTACGCGCCGCGCTCTGCTGCCCTGGTTGCATTTACTACCGTTACGCTAACGTCTATAACTTCCCGCAATGGGTTATCTGTCGGGTTTAAATCCTCATCTAATCCGCCAATCGGCCCCCCGTTTTCCTCCCCCGCTGGTTCATTAGGGCCAAACGTTACCGATACATGCCAGAACTTGTCATCAATGGGCGTGGGCGATTTGCTTTTAACAAACGCAAATGGGTCAGAATCGTTGCCAACTGCGTAGGTTTCAAACTGTCGCGGTATCCTGGATGTACCATCGTCCGCATCCATAACTATTAAAGCGCCGTCGTTTTTGTCGTCCACTTCCACCAGATAGACAACAGTAAACGTCGTTTTTGTTCCGATGTCCTCGGTCGCACTCCACCCGTTATGTAATATGTTTACGCTTACTACCGCCATTAGATCCCCGCTGCCGCTAGTGGTTGTTTTGTGTTGTTTTTAATTTCTAATAAATGCCGGTTTGCTAGATCAGCCGCTTTTAGCTGGGCCTTTTGGAATTGCTCAAGCACATTGGCCGCCCGTTGTCTTGCAGAGAATTCCGCCGCGGATCCTCTGACCGCTACGCTAATCGGCTTGCTTGCCGTTTTCCCTAGCTCGGCGTTTAGTTCTTTCACCGCGTCCGTTTCTGTTTTTATTGCTTCGGTGTTTAGGTTGGCAACATCTGCAACCGCTGTTGCACCGGCGGCAGAGAATTTTAATTTTTGATTCCCCTCAATCAGCTCGTTAACCTCGTCTTCCGCTTCTTTGATAGAATCACCTAATGCGTCAAATGCTATCATGGTGGCGCCCCCTGCGGCCGCCATTACACCTAAAGCAATTGCAACGCCCGCAAAATTCATTCCGGCCGCATGTGCGGAAAGTTCCGCCGCCGTTAGTACTCCCAGCGATACAACCAGCGCCCGTATTCCGGCCATCACTTTTGGAATTATCGTAATCATATAACCCAGCGTTTTAACCATAACGCCAATAGTCAAAATTTGTTTTATTGTGGCCTTATCTAAATTCCCTAGCCATTTCACTAGGGTTAGACCGAGCCTTAAAAGTTTGTCAATAACTGGTATTAACAAATCGCCAAATGTAAGCGCCAACTCCACTACGTTATCTTTTAATGTACTCCATCGCCCCGCCAATGTTTTAGATTGTTCTGACATTAATTTACCAAACTTACCACCCGCGCCCGCCATATTATCCATGGCCGCAATCATATCATTAAATGAAACTTGACCTTTTGACACCATATCCCTAATGGCAGAATCAACCACCCCGAAATGCTCCGCTAGTGCTGTAATAACCGGTATACCCCGCTCGGCTAATTGGTTTAATGTTTCACCCATTAGCTTGCCCTGGCTTTTGATCTTGCCGAATATCTGCGCCAACTCTGATACATTTGCGCCGCTCATTGCGGCTAGGTTACCGATAATAAATAGACTATCCATAACCTTGTCTTCAGCAAATCCAAACGCTAATAATTGTTTAGTAGCTTTCACCAAATCTTTTAATTGAAACGGCGTTGTCTTGGCGAATTCCCGCAATTTACCCATTAGCGCATTAGCTTTTTCTAAACTACCCAGGAACGCTTTGATTGTTATTATGTCCTGCTGCATTTGTGCCGCTGCGCTAATAGCCATTTTAGCAAATCCAATAGCCGCAACGGCCGCGGCTATTTTTGCCGCCCTTACGATTACGGAATCACCAAACCGTTTAAACGCTGCTGATGCTTTCATCCCGGCCGATTGAACATCACTACCCATGCGTTTAACTGAAGCGCTGGCCCGCTTAACGCCAGATTCAAAGGGCGCGGTTTTGGCAACAAACGTTGTCGCTATGGATCCAATGGAAAGGGCCATCTATTTTTTTACTCCATACATAGCAGCCATTTGGGCTTCGTCATCAACTGCTGCGGTTTGTTTCTTCTCGGTGAAATCTGGTACAAAATGATCCAATTCAATGGAATCTTTTGCAGCAAGATTTAAAACAATACTACATAGATAACTAGTCTGTAGCCATTCTTCCCCGAATGGCTCCAGCCTATAAAATGCAATCCATTCATCTAACAATTCTGCCGGCATTTCCTCGAGCATGCCGGGAACATCCCAAACGCCCAGTTTAGCGGCTAGCTTGAAACTGAAATGGCGTCGTGGATGTCGTTTGAATTTTTTTCTAGTTCGTCGACGGCCTCCGAATTAGTTTGCAACTATCGCACCGTCCATTTCCCCTAATAAATCCATGTCAGAACCACTCAAAAGCGGTTGCCCGTCATCGTCTACTAACATAGTGATCAATAACCGCCGGCGGGCGCTCATGTATACCTCGCCGGTTTTCTTATTGATTACCGCCTTTTCGAAACGGCTTTTTTCCGCTTCGCTTAACGATTGCAATCGAAATTCCATACCATCTATTGAAACGGTATTAAAACGCCGTTTACACCGCGCTAATAAATCAGTCCTCGAAATCAGGTTGGTCTTGCTCATCTTCCTCTATCTCCTCTGGTTCTTGTGCTGGTGGCGGTTCATTAACTGAACCAACGGCGCCACCGATAAATTTTTCTACTTCCACTTTTACAAGCAATCGCACCGCTTGCGGTTGCCTACCGATAAAACAAATTGGCGAACCCTCTGAAACTCCACAATAGCCGGCGCCTATGCCATCTATACGGATTAACTTAACGTCGTCAATCTGGCCGTTTGGGTGATCCTCAATAACTATTTTCATTATGAACCTGCCGTATAGGTTGGTTGGCCGCCCCATTTAACGGTATATTCGCCGCTCATGATTTCACCGTTCAACAAATCCGGCCCAGTAGACCCAGTTAAAAACCCGGATCCGCTCAACGTTGCCGCGGTAGTTTCGCCGGATTTCATAGGATAGGTTACCGTGACGGTTTCCGCTGCGGCTGTGATCGGTGGGAAAGTTGACGCGCTCTGATCCCATTGAAACTCGCAACTAAATTCCCCGCCATCTACCAAATCGGCCGGTTGAAATGACATGTAATCAGCGGTTCCCAGGTGCGAAACGTCTAACGATTCGCGCCCCATACCAGTTCCGCCAATGCGACTATATGAAGCGGTAAAACCGCTTGTACCAAAAACTATTGTGGCGCTGTTTCCAGTTTGTGCCATTTTCTCAACTCCTTAAAAACTTGGTATTGATTCACTCAATACGATTTCAAAACTTAAACTAGTAACATATAAACCGCCGTCGGATCCATCCGCTGGCACTAAATAACCGCTAGCCCTGCCGCTTAGCTGGCTACTTTGTATTGTTTCGCTGCCGGCGCTGCCCTCGTATCCTTGCAACGCTGCCCGCACTTTTTCCCCCAGGTTTTCCGCGGCCAACCTGGTTTCGCTGTAACATGCCACCGTAATTTGGCTTGTCACTATTCCACCGCCGCCCGTTATTGTGTGTTCGTGGTCACTGTTTGTCTCATCTATTACAATCGCCGGGAAAGTTTCGTTCTGTATTAATGCATCCGGCCGTATGCGACTAGATACAATACCCGTTACGGCTGTAACCGTTAATAAATACGTTCTGATTCCTGTACCGATTCCCGCCATTACCTACCCTTCCTAGCCGCTTTAATAACTGCCGCTGTAATAGCTTGTTTCGCCTTTGCCGCTACTATTCCCTTGGATCTAGCCGCAGCCGCTTGCCGCGCTTCTTTTTGCCAATGGATCCCCGCAACCCGGCCGCCGCCACGATGGCCCCAATAAACGGCTACATGGCCATCATTTACCAAATGTGCATAGGGCGCCGATTTCGCGCCGCCCCTGGTGTAATCGTATCCGGCCGTGACTCCCAGTATCCCCCGCCGTGCTAATGCCTGTTTGTTTTTCCATTTGCTAGATGGTTTGCTTTTGATTGACTTTTTAAGTTGGTTTTTTCCGCCGGTACGCCGGCCGGCTGTGGTTTTGCTCCAACCTTTATGGGTCCCCGTTTTACTGGATTGTGGTGTACGTGTACGGTATTCCTTTTTAATGCTCGTTGCTACTCCCGTTAATATTTTACGCTCTACATTACGTTTTAGACTGTCATTCAAAACGGCGTATGCCTTTTGCATTTGTGCAATGTCCCGCGGTGATACTTCCATCATAGGTTTTGCCATTTTTAAATATCCTCGGTGCAATACAACCACAATTCGCGCTTGTGCGTGTCCCGCCGTTGTATAGTGTCAATATTTAAAATCACGCTGCCCCATTTAACCCGATGTTCTGGTATTGGAAACGTTCCCGATTCGACAAACCGAATACGAACAATAGCTGCATATTTTGCATCAACCTGCTGTCCCCTGATTACCTCCGCGCCGCCCTTGTAAATCACCTCAGCGTAAACCGTGGTATATGTACTCCAGGATTGCGAAATCTGGCCGGCGCTGTCAGCGGTGCCGGCGTTATTTTGCAATTCTATACGGTGTCTTAGCTCGCCGGATCGTACCACAAAAACTCCTCCCCTATTTTGTAGTGCGCTAGGATATTTAGTAATGCCAGGGGGACAACGGACGCGACGTTATTAAACGCTACCGCTTCACGATGTTCGAAATAATGCCCAACCAGCAATAACGCGGCCTGTTTGATTCCTTCCGGCGTTACGGTTGAATCCCCATAGCCACAAACAAACCGAATTTCTACCGCGTCAATTTCCCGCCGGCTTGTGGGCCAGACTTCATTAAATGCGGGTTGTATAATTGCCGGTTCTCTTGAATCCGAAACCTTATATTTTGAACTGGCCAGCGTAGTTTGTACGCCGTCCGTATCAATATATTTGATATGGGTGATCGACTGTAACTGCCCCTTAGGGATGTTAACAGCAGCCCGCCCCGCTGGGAATCTATCAACGATTAAATCATAAGTGGCTGTACATATCTGGCGCCCCGTTTCCGCTTCTATGTACGCTGTAGCCGCTTTGATATAGTCGTTTATCTGGGTATCAAACGTTGTTTCGCTTGAATCAATCGCAATATGCTTTTTAACCTCGGTTGAATCTACTGGTTCATCCGTGGCCGCTGTGATTGTTTTGATTGCGTAATTGTTACTCATCAATTACCTTTTTTGATCGTTTTTTTGGTGCTTTACGCGCGGCCGATTCAACCACCGGCAAACGGCCAGGGGATTTACCCCCGGCCGCCTTTGCCTGGTTGGAATCTAAAAGCCGTTTACCCTCAGCATCGGAAACCTCGATTACTTCACCCACTGACTGGGTAAAATTTGTTCCCGCTCTGCTTACTAATAATTCAACTTTCATAATTTCCCCTTTTGGTGTTACGCCTGGATTAGGTGCTTAATCGGATTTGTTCCCGCATCCAATAAAACGCTATCATGTCGGCTAAATGCTACGAACCCGGTCTGATCAAAATCCCTGTACCGCTCCTCCATGCGGGCTAGCTTAACCCCGCCTGCGTCACGGATTAAGAACTTATCAAATGCACCAAATAAGACCGTCTTTTCGCCTGTAGCGATACTGCTGGCCATTTCCTGATTAACTACAACCGGTTTCCCTAAAAGCATATCAGGGGCATCGGATGTTAAACCCGGTTGCCATAGATATTGATTATTAGAGTCCTTCAATTTGCGAACAGCAGATTTGACGCTGTTGTGCATCATGAAGCCGGCGCTACTTGAATCCTGGTAAGCAGGATCAACACTAGCTAGCAAATCAATCAATTCATCCATAGTTATAGCCACTGCACTTGCAGCAGTTACGCCCAGGGTTGAACCCGTTACGATTCCCTCGGGTTGGCTGGATCCTGTGCCGGTTGTGAAGTGTTCCGCAGTAATGCGGCCCAATCGTTCACCAATCATAGATCCAATTTCAGCACCTAGGTTAAACGCACTATCCTGCATCAATTCAGCACTAACACGGATTAGCTTAGAACTGTATTTGTAAGCGTTCAATGTAACGCTTCCATATACAACATCTTGCTCAGCTACTTGCGTGTTTTCCGCAAGTAATGCGCCCTTGTTGCTAGTGTCGTTAACGGTTGGCCATGGGATGTCGTTACCCGATGACGTCCGTAAAACTCTACTAACGCGACGCGGCCCGCCAAATGCCAATAATGCCCGCTCTAGCTCGTTACTGAATCCCTCGGGGATTGTGTAACCACCAGCGGCCGCTACTGTGCTTTGGGCGCGAAATTCGCCACCGAAACCATTTGCGTTATATCGGCCAGCTTCGCGGTAATCAATTTCAAAAAACGATTTTCGAGGATCTACGCCGCAACGTTTCGCCGCTGCGTAAAGATCGTCGGTTACATCCTGGCCACTTTGGAAACGACACCAGGCCACCAATGCTTTAGACTTTGTATCGTCCGTGATTGGTTGCGGTTCGTCGTTTCGTTTAGCTTGCCATTCTGACTTTTGGCGTTCTTCGCTGATTGCGTCCAAACGCGCTGAAACGTCTAGTTGTTGTTGTGTTGCTGCTTGTGATTCTAGAATAGAATCGTATTCAACGTTTACAACGTCCCAACGTTCCCGTTCTTCTGCTCCCCAGCTATCTTGACTATCGCCCAGGGTTTTAATTTCAGCCGCTAGCGTGTTTCGCTGCTCCTGTAGTTCTTGCAATTTATCAACTGCCATTTTAATCACCTATGAAATAAGAGGTTTCACGGTGCGCCATTACATAGGCCCACCTATAAACAAAAAATATTGCCTATAGCCCAGCCTAAACGGCGTTGCTTTAGAATGTTACCGGGTTCGGCTGATCGCCGGCCCGATGATTGAAATTATCTATAAATCTAAATTCGCGTCAAGTTTAATTTGTGCCAATCTGATTTTAACTTTGTCAGATTCCGCGAAATGGCGTTTTTCCCAACTGGAAACCGCTTCTTTAGCTTCGTCTATATTTTCTTTGGATCTCATGCCGCTAGTGGCGCTTTCATACGCTGGATAGGTTACCACCGATACATCAAATAAATTTGCGTCGGTAATATTGCGGTATGTCTGGCCGTCGCTGCGCTCGATCTCTTGGCCGCTACTGTTTACGCTAAATGCAAAGCTCGAGCCGCTAACGTCGCCCCTGTTAACGCTTTCGGCCAGGTCTTTAGCGGTTTGGGTATTCGGTAGGTCTACATCATAACGCAACCCAGTAGAATCCGTAGACAATCGCAACGTTCCGGAAGTGGTACGGCCTAGGATGTGATTTGGATCATGGTTAAACAGCGCCCTAACGTCTTGGTTTTCCGCTAACGCTCTATCAAACGCCCCTGGCTGGATCCGCTCATAGTAATTATCCATCAATTGGAATTGTGTTCCTGGATCCTCGGCCCGATGGAATACGGCCGCATACCCGCTAATGGTGGTTGTGCCGTCCTGCCGGGTTTCAACCGTTACGGGTTGCTGATTTGGGAATATCTTTGCCATTATAAAATCTCCTGTTTATATCTTGCGATAGTATCCGCTGAATAATCTTTTAAAACGGTTTTCAATGCCGCTGTCCGTTGCTCCGGTTCGCTGCTGGTTATTACGTCTTCTATGCGCTCACCCATTTGGCCAAATACAAATTTACCTAAACGTTCCTGTATTTCCTCGGCATTGTCCCCGCTAATAGCCGCAATTAGGTTTACACTATCGCCGGTTTCGGTGCGTAGCTGCTTGTTTTCGTCATCCAGGCACGTTTCAACCCAGTTACTAAAGCCCTCTTTGCCTGATTCCCTGGAAACCTTGCGCGCTAGATACCCGGTAAAACGGCCTACAGCCGCATCTAATACCTTGTAGGCCGGCTCTAATTGGGTGTTTCGGAGTATTTCCGGGACTTCTTCGATTACTTCCGGTTGTTCTTGGTCGGCGTATTCCATATTGAGCGGTCGTAAATACTTATTGCCCATCTTATCCGGCCGCGGGTTTAGGTTTTGCATTGCGCGGACTTCATCCGGGGATAATATCCCCGCTTCTATGCCGGTGCGGTAAATCTGGTATTGTGTCGCAATGTCTGCGGCAATCAACGCCCCTACGTTAAACTCTATGAAGTGGCTGTTAGATTCCTGCTCCATTGGGGCCAGAATTTTTAAATAACATTCTGATTCAATAGTTTTTAACCAGGCACTAAGACAATGATTTAAATACGAGCGGTTTTCCTGCTCGAGTGAATTGTAACTAGCGTTTGAATCGTCCCCCAACTTGTGCGGTGGGATATTAAACCACCTGGCAACCTCTTTTACTTGCTGGGTACGCGCTGCAACCATCTGCGTTTGCTCTGGCGTGAACTGTGCCTGATGAAACTTTGCCCCGTCCCGCAGGATTACAGTTTTAAAACTTGTATCTAGCCCCTCGTAAGTTTTACGAAATCCCGATTCTAGATTGTCAGCCCCTTGTTTTTGCATCCCTGCCGGCATTTCCAGAATACCACCAATCCGGCCGCCGTTGCTAAAATACTTACTCGCGAAATTCTCCGCGGCTATGGATAACGCAAACGATTCCCGCGCCTTATAGATCAACTGGCAATCACTTAACCCGTTAACGCTGATTTGCTCGAGGTGCAGAATGTTAGACGCTGCAAACCCTTTTAAATCTCCGCCAATCTCCGATACATAAAACAGCACGCCCGCTTTGGTTCTGTGTGGGCTAGTTCGATCCGGTAGCAATGGCAATAGGGAAATAGGATTGCCGGTTTCGTCCCGCTCAATTAGTGCGTATGCGTTAGACCATAAAAGGGCGTGTGTCATCATGCGCCGCCAGAACTTAAACGCGCTCATTTCAGCATTGGGCCGATACTTTAACAGCCGTTGCCCTGGGTGGTTCTCATCGATTACACGCCCTTTGTCGCCCTGTTCCGGGGTACGCTTGTAAATGTTTAGGGGTAGCTTCGCAACGTCCCCAGATATTAAATTGATTGCCTGGAATACCGGCGCAATGGATAATGCCCGCTCAGGACTAACGGCAATACCACCGCCGCTAACGTTACCATTGAATATTTCGTTGAAAACCTCAGGGCTACCCAACGGTATATTAGGGTTTTCAATAGCCCGCTTCGCATCGATCCCAGCACCAACAAAATATGTTTCGCTCATAATAACTCTATCGGGTTTTCATTGTAATAATCGTATGTTTCCGCTGGTTCCGCTTCGGCCGTAGCCCGCCCAATACCCATAATGGCCGCCACAATTCCATCAATTTTACGCTGTGATTCTGAACCTGGTTTAACCGGTCTTTTGTTATTGTTGGCGTCGGTTTTGATGGTAACGCTTGCGGCCTGCCAATTTAGTATTGGGTTGTTTAAATGTCGTAATTTCTTGGCAATAACCAGCCGTTCGAATTCTGCGGTTGGGCCGGCGTAATGCATAATAGTTTGTGGGAAGTTTGTACGCAAACAGCCTAATTGATTTTCAATTCTGGTTGTCAAATCTTCGGCGTACATCCTATCGTATACTATTTCGGTTATTATATATACTTTCGCTAATTCTGCTATGCGATTTTCTATGTATCCATAGTCGATTACCTCGCCGGGTATCAATTCAAGCCAACCGTCATTGGCCCATTGCATATAGGGGGCTATATGGCTGTTATTCTTAGCGGCCGCTTCCGGATAGAAGAAATACGGTAATAGTGTGAACTCGTCGCCATCAGTAAAAACTAATACTACCGCCGTCATATCCCTTGTGCGGCTTAGATCTATACCGGCTATGCACTCCATGCCCGCTAGATCATCGGGATCAATAGCAACGGCGCATTTGTTCCAATCCTCGATACGTAGCCAGGGGGATTCACTAGTACCCCAGATATTCAACCGATACATTTTAAAATTCTGCCAATCCGATAGACTGCGCCGCGCCCGCTGCATGGACTTTGTAAATTCATCCTGACTAATGATTGTACCCATTGATGGGTTTGCGGCCTTCCAAACGTCCGGGTGTTGTAACTCGTCATCCGTTAGCGTGGAATCCGCGGCATATTTCAAAAAAAAGAACTCGTGATCGTCAATGGCCCCGCTGTTTACCTTTTCGCCGTATTCCCATTGGCGCCGGCCGTAGCCTATTGGGTTGTTTCCGGCGGTTGAAATCTCAAACCGTAGCCACTCGGAGCGACTAATGCCGGCATGCTCTATAGCGTTGGCGGTTCGTGGGTCTAATACGTGAACCTCATCAACAATACAGGATCCGTTCAAACCTTCTAGGCTTTGATAATTTGACCCCGCTACAATTTGATAATTTGAATGTGTCGGTTCATAGGATACTACGCCGGTACTGTTATTTATCATGCATAATTGATTTAATGCGGGTGATTGCTCAACCATCATTCTAGCGTTCTTATGAACAATGCCGGCCTGCTTGGAATCCCTAGCGCAACTGTATACGTGGTTCCCTGGTTCCCCATCGGCCGCCAGCAGATACAAACCGACAAACGCGCCCATGGGGCTTTTACCGTTCTTTTTGGGTAGCCAACAGGACGCAATACGGAAACGCCGGATTTCCCGCCCGTAAAACTCCGATTCCGTTACCCAGCCAAACAGCCTATAGAATAAATCTATCTGCCAATCCATAAGCCTAACGGGTTTTCCTGCGTAATCGCCCTCATATAGGCATAGATTGGATTCTATGAAATTACATATATGTTCCCCGCGTGATTCATCCATAAAATAGCCGGCGGCCTTGGCTTTTTCATCAGCTGCGTTTCGGATCCAATCACCCATTTATTACCGCTCCCTGGGTTGAATTTGCAAAACGGCCTCAGATGGTTTATCTACGGTTATTCTACCGCGGCTCGATGGCGTTAACCCGAATTCTATTAATAACTTTAGCGTTCTATCGAACCAATCCCGCGCGGCTATATCGTTGTGATTTCGCTTACCGTCGACTATTAGCCCTTCGGCCTCGCTGGCTACCTGGTAACGTCGCCAATTGGCGTATGCAATAGATAATTGCTCGAGGGCCATTTTATCAGTCGTGGTTAATACGCCCAATTTATCTAACAATTCCCCGTAATACTTCCACGCCTCTACCGCGTGTTTATCTTTGACCCAACCGGGTTTACGGTGTTTCTTTCTATCCGGTTTCGGTGCAGCATAATTTAACCTGTCTGGGTTTTTCTTATCAATCCCCCGTAGCCGTTTGATTTCATCGGGTATCCGCTTGCGTCCTCGTGGCATTTTTTTTTACTCCTGTTAAAAATCGCTAGTTTGTGGGGAAAAAAACACGCGGG